TTCGTAGTAATGCAAGGGACATTAGCTGAGATTAAATACTGCAAAAGGTGCGGGTATATGGCGATGGTAAAAGCATTGCCAAACTTCTAAAAATGTGCTATAATGGTGGCAAGTAATGGAAAAGAAAGAGTTAAAAAAAGAAGCTGGAAGGCTATTCAAGGAGTCTGTTTTGCGTTTACACGATTTTAGATGCGAGGTCTGCGGAGGCGATTGGCGGCTGACTGCCCACCACTTTTTCCCACGAAGCATGGCTGGACACATGATTTACTTAATAGAAAACGGGATAGCACTTTGCGGTAATTGCCACTTTGCCCACCACTTTCGGGGAGATCCACGCATCCACCAGACAATAGTTTCAAGACGCAGGCAAGAGTGGTATAACAAGCTGGAAGCAATAAAGAACACCCCCCAAAAGCCAAGCTATCAGACAAAAGAATTTTATGAAAATAGCATTAAGGCGTTAGAAGATTTATGGAAAATAAGCAAGTAGAAACAAGCGACAGCAAGCCATTAAGAGATGAAAAGGGTAGGCTACTTCCTGGTAATACCGCCAATCCCGATGGCAGAAAACCAGAAACGCCAGAGCAGAAAGCTATTAAGAGGGCTACTAAGGAGTTAATAATGGGTTACAAAGAGATGTTGGCAGAAGCGTTGCCCCAAATATCTCCAGTTTTGATAGATCTTGCTATAAATGGCAACCTACAGGCAATTAAGGAAATAAACGACAGGGTTATGGGGATGCCCAGACAATCCCTTGATCTCGGAGTAGACGATGATATTAAATCATTCAAGGTTGAAATAGTAAATGCCAGACCAAGCAATAACAAAAGCGAGTTGGGTTCTGGAGGCGAACAGAAACAGCAAAGCCAAGATAATACTGAACGAGGGGAGCAGCAGGAGCACTAAAACTTACTCCATTATCCAGTGCATTATATTATCTGCCGGGGAAACTCCTGGTATTTATTCGGTTGTTAGGAAGACCTTACCAGCCCTGAAGTCATCTGCTTACAGGGATTTTTTAGAGATATTAAAAAACTCGCACATCTACGACCCAGCCAAGCACAACAAATCAGAATTGATTTATAAAATAAAACAAAGCGAAGTAGAGTTCTTTTCAATAGACCAATGGGAGAAGGTAAAGGGCAGAAAAAGAAGGGATCTGTTCGTTAATGAGGCAAATGAGCTGACATACGATGATTTTATACAGCTGGCATTAAGAACAACGGGCAGAATTTATATGGACTACAACCCCTCCCACGATAAGTTCCACTGGATAGAAACCAAGATTAAAACAAGGAACGATGTGGAAGTAATCCACTCAACCTACAACGATAACCCGTTCCTGGAAGAGTCCGTAAAGAGGGAAATTGAAAGACTGAAAGAAACCGATGAGAACCTTTGGCGTATTTACGGGGAGGGCAGAATGGGAGTATTAAAGAACCTGGTATTCAGCAACTGGAAGCTGTGCGATGAATTGCCGGAAGGGGAAAGGATTTACTGGCTGGACTTCGGGTTCAACAACCCCACATCATTGGGCGAGATATCAATAAGGGATGATGATGTTTATTGCGACGAGATAATCTACGAAAGATATTTAAATAACACAGATTTAATTGCCAAGATGAAGGCGTTGGGGATCAATGAAACCATAAAGATTTACGCAGACAGCGAAGACCCCGGCAGGATAAACGAGATACAGCAGGCTGGGTTTAACGCAGAGGGAACTAAAAAAGGCAAGGATTCTGTCAGCAAAGGAATAGACACAATGAGGTCAAGAATGATTTATATAACCAAGAGATCTGTGAACACGCATAAAGAATTCAGGGGCTACAAGTATGTTGAGAAGAATGGCGAGCCGACAGACGAACCAGTTAAATTCAACGACCACAGCATAGACGGAATAAGGGGAGCTTTATATACCCACATTAACAGACCGATGCCAGGAGTGACGTGGGTATAAGAGAACTATTGTCAAACTCTTTAAAATTTGCTATAATGTCTTTAACAAAATAATTTCTCATAATTTGCAATGGGGCTAATTGCTAACATTAAAAATATGTTCAAAACAAAGAGTGCAAGATATTTGTCCGGCTCGGATTTTGGCGTGATTAAAAGGCTGTTCGGGCAGGAATGGACAGACACAAGCTACCTGGAAGCTTACGGCAAGTCGCTTTATGTCTATGCCTGCGTTTCAAAGATAGCTGAAAAAGTAGCCAGCACGGATTTTAAGTTATACAAAATCATTAACAAAGAAGGCGACACGGAAGAGGTAAAAAGCCACGAAGCATTAGACCTGATGTATAAGTGGAATCCTTTTTATACCAAAGAGGAAGCAATGGAAACCGATGTTATAAACCGAAAGCTGACAGGCGATTCTTTTATATTAAAAATCAGGAACAACGCAGGGCAGGTGGTTGAGCTATGGAACATCAGACCAGATTTGGTGACAATACACCCGAGCAGAGAAAACTATATCGCACATTATGAGATAACAGGCGGAGATGGTGTAAAGGAAAGAGTAGAACCAAACGATATAATTCACATTAAGTATCCGTCACCCTTGCAAGACTTCTTTGGGATGTCGCCATTATCATCTGCTAAAAACAGGGTTGATATTGAGGGACACGCAACGGAATTCCAAAAGAACTTCTTCTTAAACAACGCAAGACCAGACTCGGTGCTTTATACCGACTTGAACTTAGACGAGAAACAAAGGAAACAGTTATTGGCTGGCTGGGAAAAGAGGCACAGAGCAAACGAGGATGAAGAATTAAAGAACTCAAAAACGGGCTTGTTATCGGGAGGAATAAAATACCAGCAGGTCAGCTTAAGCCAGAGGGAAATGGATTACATTGAATCATTAAGAGCTACCAGAGATGACATTTTAGTGGCATTCAAAGTTCCCAAGCCGATAGTGGCAGTTACAGATGACGTAAACAGAGCTAACGCTGAAACAGCTCAAGAGATATTTTTATCAGAAACTATTATTCCAGAAATAAGCAGGTTCTTGAACAAGATAAATGAACAGTTGATAATACCAGAGTTCGGCGAGGAATACTTCTTAAGCTTTGAAGACCCAGTGCCGATAAACAGGGAAACAAGACTGGCAGAGTTTACAGCAGGCGTAGACAAATGGATTACGGTCAACGAGGCAAGAGCAGACATGGGGTTAGATCCGATAAAAGGAGGCGACACCCTATACAGACCGATGACCCTGCAAGCAATGGGCGAATCACCTTACATCTACGAGGAAGACAATTTCAAAAACATGCACGGCAAGAGAAAGTTGAAAGTAAGGTTTATGTTCGGGGATGCCATCAAAGAGCTGAAAGAAGGATTAAAAGAAACCGTTACAAAAACTATAAGCAAATCGTCTTTATTCCAGGACATTGAAAAGCGTAAGATCTACTGGGAATATGTTAATAAATCAATAGACAAGAAAGCCCAGCGAATGAAGAACGGCATGATAAGGATAAAGAACGAGCAAAAAGACGAGTTTATTAAAAGGTTCGTAAAAGAACAGCCAAAGACAAGGAAGGAAATCCGCAAGCTGTTTAACATGAAGGAAGAGAACAAAAGGCTGACGCAATGGATGCTTTATCATTCCCTTTCTATTTTCAAAGAAGAGGGAGAGGACACGATGGCATTATTGGCGATTGATAAGCCGTTTGACATTGAAGAAAAATCCATAAGACCAGAGATATTGATGCTGCTGACCAAGAGAGCAAGGTTCTTTGCCAACTCGGTTAATAATACAACATTACTGGCATTATCAAGCACATTAGCAGAGGGAATATCAGCAGGGGAGGGGATACCCAAGCTAGAGAAAAGGATAAACAACGAATATCTCGCATTTAATGACTACAGGGCAGAGCTAATAGCCAGAACAGAAACTAACGCAGTCGTAAACGAAAGCCACCTAGAGGCATACAGACAAGCCGACATGACAGCAAAAGAGTGGGTTGCGACGTTAGACGATAGGGTGAGAGATGAGCATTTATTGATGGACGGGGAGGTTGTTCCAGTGGATAAGGCATTTTCAAACGGGTTAATGCACCCCAACGAGCCGAATTGCAGGTGCGTTATAAGCCCAGTGGCTCGTGTGGTCGACTAAATTAAATTAAACAAACATGAAAGAATTAAAAGTAAAAGAATTAAATATAGACGTTAAGGAATTTGACGAAGAGGCAGGAACTCTTCGGGCTGTAATCTCTTCTGGAATGCCAGACAGGCAAGGGGAGATGATAGACCAGTCTTCCTGGAAGCTTGACGAATTCAAGAGCAACCCAGTAGTATTATGGGCACATGACCATTCACAACCGGCAATAGGTCAGGCAATAGATATCGGTTTAAACTCAGACGGAATGCTTGAAGCGGTAATTAAGTTTGCCGTCAAAGAATATGCTTTCGCAAAAACCATTTTCAAATTATATGCTGGCAAGTTCATGAGGCAGTTTTCTGTAGGCTTCTTAAACGAGGAAGTAGATGAGGTAAATGATATTAAAGTCTTAAGGAACAATACTCTTTATGAATTCTCAGCAGTTAACGTGGGAGCAGATGCCCTGGCTTTGGCAAAGAGTAAAGGGTTTGATATAAGCCCATTTGAAAAGACTTATAAACCCGGGACTTGGATACCAGACACCGAATCAGCACCAGTTCCAGCTAAAGAGAAGATGAAAAGAAGCCCATCCTGCAGAATGAAAGGAGAGAGCAAAAATGAATGCGTTTCAAGAAAGAAGGCTGAAATCAAAAAGGAAAAACCCAAGCTGAAAGAGAGCCAAGCATTGGCAATGGCAATAAACATCTGCAACATCAGTTGCGATGAGAAATGCCTTGAAAAAGAGGGCAGGGTTTTATCAGCCAAGAATAGGACAATTATAGAGAAGGCAAAATCAGCATTAGATGATGTTCTAAGAGCCGACAAAAACAAAGACAACCAGCAAAGGAAGACAACCGTTAAATTGGGATACAAGAAGATCCTTAACAAGGTCGTCAGAGAACTATTGGAAGCAAAGAAATGAGGATAGGATATTGCTATTTGGTAGCCGATATAATTCACAGCGGGCACTTAAGGCATGTTAGAAACTGCAAGGGAATGTGCGATTACTTAATAGCTGGGATTTTAACAGACGAGGCGTGTATGGAAAAGAAGCCCAAACCAGTAATATCGTTCGCAGAAAGGGTGGATATAGTAAGTGAACTTAAATCAGTTAATGCGGTTGTGGCTCAGGACACATATTCGCCATTAGATAACATTAACGCAATCAAACCTGATATAGTGTTTGAAAGCACAAGCCATAAAGAGCCAGTTATAAATCCGTATGGAAGGACAGTGATAATGCCATATTA